ACTATTCAGAACTATTCATGATAGAGTCTTTACTAACATAACGGTTTAGCTATACTTGCCATGTACACCAGCGCTCCCTGGGGTTGTGGGCTGGCCACCCTGTACATTCGGCCAATAAATCAAATCGGAGCTTATCGTGACAACAATAATAATCGGGCCAACAATTGGCAGACCTTCAAAGTATTCTGATGCAATTCAGGAAAAGGCTGATGAGTATTTTTATCATTTTGATTACGATGGTGATGTGATACCAACAGCAGCAGGGCTGGCAATTTACCTGGGTGTAAATAAGTCAACATTGTATGAGTGGGCTGGCAAATATAAAGATTTTTCCGACTCGTTGGAGAGATTGAACGGACTACAAGAAAAATTGACTGTAAACAAATCACTTATTGGTGATTTTAACCCAGCAGTTTCAAAGCTTATTCTGCATAATCATGGATACAGTGAACGCCAAGAAATTGACATGTCATCTTCCGATGGAACCATGGCCACACAGTTAGACCCTTCAAAACTATCAAAGGAAACGCTCAAGGAGCTGTTAGATGCAGCCTCTGAAACTGTCAAGGGCTGATCTTATCGCTTGTGAGAAGGAACTATGCAAGCGCTCACTGGTAGAGTTCATTAAGCGTGCATGGCATGTGCTAGAACCAGGCAATCCATATATTCACGGCTGGCACGTTGACGCGCTGGCGGAACACTATGAGGCCGTTACCAGCGGCGAAATAAACCGCATGGTGGTCAACATACCGCCAGGGTGCATGAAATCCAGCATTGCAAACATCTACTGGCCAGCATGGGAGTGGGGGCCAAAGGGAATGGCGCATATCAAATTCATTGGTGCTAGCCATGAACGCGGCCTTGCAATCCGTGATAGCCGGTTAATGCGCATATTGATCGAATCCGATTGGTATCAGGAAAGATGGCCTACAAAATTAAATCATGATCAAAACGAAAAGTTGTTTTATGGCAATGCTGCTAACGGGTTCAGAATGGCGGCGGCTGTCAAGTCGACAACAGGGCGTAGGGCTGACCGTGTTGTTTGGGATGACCCGTTAAGCATATCCGGCGGGTTGTCAAAGGTTGATCGTGATAGCGCTATCCTAACGCTAACAGAGACGCTGCCAACCAGGGTGATAAGTCCTGAGAAATCGTTTATTGGCTTGATCATGCAGCGGATACATGAGGAAGACCCGAGCGGCTATATTCTTGAACATCTACCGGATTGGGTGCACCTATGCCTGCCGATGGAGTACGACCCATCACGCGCCAAAACAACGGTTATCGGATTCAAAGACCCGCGCACGGAAGAAGGCGAACTGCTATTCCCTGAGCGATTCCCGCGCGAAGTGGTAGAGCGCGACAAGAATGTCATGGGTAGTTATGCAGTGGCAGGCCAATTCCAGCAAACGCCTATGCCGCGCAATAACGGCTTTTTCGATTGGGAGAAACTGGAAATCGTTAGAGCTGCACCTGAGATTGCACGGCCTGTTCGGTATTGGGACAAGGCTGGCACACAAGATGGCGGGTGCCGTACAGCAGGCGTTAAGCTGGGAATCTGCCCTAACGGTGTTGTGTACATCCTTGATGTGGTCATAGGCCAATGGAGCGCCGCCAAGCGGGAGGCGGTTATACTCCAAACAGCTCAAACGGACGGGCGCGACACAACGATATGGATAGAAGAGGAGGGCGGTTCAGGGGGTAAAGAATCTGCCGAAGCTACCATTAAAAACCTAACGGGGTTTGTCTGTAAATCCGACCGACCGACCGGCGACAAAGAGGTGCGGGCCGAACCATACGCCGTGCAGGTTGAGATAGGAAACGTAAAATTGGTTGAAGGCGCATGGAACAAGGAATATATTGATGAACACAAAAGCTTTCCGCGAGGGAAGTTCAAAGACCAGATTGACGCAACGGCAGGCGCGTTTGCCAAGGTGTCGAGACGAAAAACAGCAGGTGTATTTTAATGACGACAAACATTAGAACAATGGTTAGAAACTTTATGGCTGATGTCTTTGGCCGCCAATACGATAATGTTTTCAAATACCCTGACGCGGTATCGCCACAGGAGCTATACGACAAGTGCCAGCGCGGCATAGGCTACAGGGTGGCCACTGTATACCCGAAATCGACATGGCGCGAAATGCCGAAGGTTGACGGCACGCCAGAGTTTATCAAGTCATTCAACGCGCTTGATGAAAAAGTCAATCTATTAACAAACCTTGCCAAGCTGGATATATGCGCAGGGTTTGGCCATTACGCAATACTTGTGATGGGTATCAGGGACGGCAGAAAACTATCAGAACCGGTGAACACATCGGTGCCGTTAGCGCTTGATTACCTACAACCATACGGCGAACGCAGCATTCGCGTTTTGGAGTGGGAGACCAACACTGCAAGTGTTAGGTTTGGCATGCCGGTTATCTATCAAGTGACCCGCAAGTCAACAAACCCGCAAAATATGTCAATGACAAGCTTTAATGTGCACTGGCAGCGGGTTATCCACATTGCTGAAGATTCTACCGATGACCCTACTTATGGGGTTTGCAGGCCGGAGCTTGTCGTTAACAACCTGATTGATTTAACTAAGCTGTTAGGCGGCGGAGCCGAGCTTTATTGGTTGAACGCGGCCGCGCGGTATCACATTAACGCAGCCCCCGAGCTGGAAATGGATGCTCCAGACAAGGAGGCTTTGCGCGAGCAGTGGGACGATATGGAAGACGGACTAAGCCGCGTCATGCGTACACGCGGCATAGAAATATCTAACATATCCCCTGGCCTCATGGGTGCCGACCCGTCAAACCTGATTGATAAAACAGTTGACTTTATGGCTGGAACAATAGCAGCTCCTAAGCGCCTGTTAGTTGGTAGCGAATCCGGCGAACTAGCCAGCTCACAAGATGAAAACAATTGGCACGGGCGTATCCAAGAGCGCCGCAATATCTATGTTATACCTTCAGTCATAACGAAAACCATCAGGCACTTGATGTACCTTGGCATACTACCTAACGGGTATAACAGCGCATATTGGAATGACACCGATGCGCTGGGCGAAGAGAAGCGGGCGCAGATAGCGGTATCCAAGGCAACGGCTTTGCAGAATTATAAAAACACGGTAGGTGCTGACGAGATAATCAGCCCAGCAGAGTTCAGGGCATGGCTTGGCGAGGCAGGGGCATTACCGCTTGACGCGATAGAAGAGCAGCTTTTGAAGGAATCCGGCGATGATGGCGATGCTATAGACGAGATGCTCGATGTGTAATAAATGCGTGCAAACCATGCGGGCCAATGCGGTAGACCGTATTGACCCAACCCACACAACCATGATAAGGCGCGGCTATGAGCAAGAGCTAGGTGCGCGATTGCGCAAGCTGCGCGGCGCTATTGTCGAGAAGCTGATTAACCAGGATGCCATGGGGCTGAAGGTTAACTATGCGTTCACGCTTGACGCTGCCAAGGTTGATACATTTATGGACTGGCTGCGCAGCGAGCAAGGTAGGACGTTAGAGTTATACAATGGTGCGAAATCATCGGCAAGTGACAGCCATTGGTCTGCACTCTATATCGACAAAGCGTACAAAGCAGGGGTTAACCAGGCTGCCAACGAAATACGCAAGGGCGGCGCAACGGTAGAGCAGCGATGGACAAACGATGCATTCAATAGGCCGATACATGCTGACAGGGTTGGAATACTGCACACACGGAACTATACAGGGTTGCAAGGCATTACCTCGAAGATAGATCAAGCCGTTTCCAGGGCACTTGCTGAAGGCATGATAAAAGGTTCAGGTCCGCGCGAAATAGCACGCACCATTAATGCGCAGATTGTTAGATATACCGGCGATGCCAAACGACTGGCACGTACCGAGATTATTAACGCCCATGCTGAATCAACATTGAATAGTTTTGAAGAGGCCGGCATCCAGGGTGTCGAGGTAGTTTCTGAAATGCTAACGGCTATTGATGCGTGCCAGCAGTGTATGGACTTGAAGAAAAAAGGCCCATACACGCTACAGGAAGCGAGGGGAATTATACCTGTACACCCAAATTGTAGATGCGCATGGAAGCCAGTTGTCACTAACGGCACCGGTATTGTGCTTCGGTAGTTGACAGACAATAACGTTTAGGCTAGGCTTTACGAAACATAACGGGTTTGCTATGCCAAGAATTATCACAAATCGCTTGAAGTCTAACGATTGCACATTGAAAACCGATGGCAAGTTCGTTGTACCTTGCGTTTTGGTCGTAGAGGGAGTTTTAAACGGCGGCCTGTTGACCTTTGATCAAATTGCGAAATCATTATACGCATGGAACGGAAAACCGGTTGTTATATCACACCCGAGCGATGAGGCCGGTGCGTATATGTCCGCCATATCGCCCGAAGTCTACGACAAGCAGCTTATTGGATTCGTTTTTAATCCGCGCATTGAAGGTGACAGGCTGTTAGGTGACTTGCATCTTGACGAAAAAATGATATGTAAGGCTGGCCATTGCGAGCTTTCAGAGCGCCTGAAGCGCGGCGAAGTGATCGAAGTTTCGACCGGCTATATGTGCGATGTCGAGCAAACGCCCGGCAATTTCAACGGCACGGATTATTCCGAGATCCAAAAGAACATTGAACCAGATCACTTAGCGGTACTGGTAGACGAAATTGGAGCTTGTAGCATTGCGGATGGTTGCGGTACAAACAGGGCCAATAAGCGGAAAAGAACAAACAAACAAAACAAAGGTGCTACTATGAGTAAGCAAAAAATTGAAGAAATGGCCAAAAAGCTGAAGGCTAACGAAAAGCTGACGGCTGAACAGTTTGACCTGATTATGGCGATGGATGAAGAGCAGGCAAAAACTGCATTGATGTTGTTAGATGCGCAAGCTTCAGCAGCACCAGCTGAGCCAGAAACGCCTGAAGCGCCGGTAGCAATGGCTGAAGAAGATGTGAAAAAGCTTGAAGAAGTTGTAGCAAATCGCGTCATTAATGCCATTGATGAAGTGTTGGAGCGCCGCGACATTGTGCGCACTATCACAGCCAATAGCGACATGACGGCCGAAGAGCTGAAGCCAATGGCAATCGAGGTATTGCGCAAAATGGCAGCGAATACCAGCGGATCATCCACTGATTATTCAGGCCAAAACGGTTTTGGCAAGTCGCAAGAAAAAGAAGTTATCGTTAACGCAAGCAACGCTCCCATCCCAATGGGCATCGTTCGCCGCACCAAGTAAGGGGATAAAAAATGAGTTCAGAATCTACTCCAAAAACGATATTACTGCGCGGCGAAGGCTTGATGGTAGAGGGTACATCTACCACTGCCGTGACCCCAGGCCATCTATTGGCTGTATCTGGTACAGGCGTACGCACGCACAATGCCGAGGCTGGCGCAGCTATCCCAGCATTTGCTATTGAATCGCTCGATGGCGGCTACATTGATGATGTATATGCCAGTGGCGACAATGTTCAATATGTATTTCCGCAACCAGGCGCAGTTGTTTACGGCTGGCTTGAGGCAGGCTCTAACGCCGCTATCAATGCGAATCTTTATTCAGCAGGCAATGGCCAGCTGAAAGTTGTCCTTGGTTCAGAGGGTGGCGTGATTGTTGGCAAGGCTTTTGAAGCAGTAAACAACGGTTTAGGTTCAGACCCTGTTCGTATTAAAGTGCTGGTTGGTGTAGCTGGCTACACAGCTCCAGTTTAACAGTGAGGATATAAAAAATGAGTACAGTTAAATACATTGAAGATGCACTGTTAAACGGCGAAAGCGGTGTTCTTGCATCACGTCCGTTTGTTTCCAACAGCGGCAAAAACCAAGGCAAGCTGGTTGTGTTGTCCTACACTGGACAAACCGACCAAACTGGCCAACCTGTTATCGTAGAGCGTGTTTTGGCGGCTAACGCCAACGAAACATCTTTGCGCGCATTCGACTGGTCTAACATTGATAGCGTGGTGGTACAAGCCGCACAGCAACGCCTTGCAATCGTTGATGACCTTATCCAGACTGGCCTGACTTATTCAGCCGGTGATCTAGGCACAATCGTTACCGAATGGGATGCAGTGAGCGAAGTTACCGACGCTACCGTTAGCATCAACGGCGAAACGAAAGGTGAGAAAGACCGCCAAGCGTTTGTGCCTGACGGTGTGGCTATCCCTATCATTCATAAAGCGTTTGAAATTCCAAAACGTCAATTGCTGGCCTCGCGCCGCAACGGTGCAGGATTGGATACCACACACGCTGCCGCTGCCGCTCGTTCGGTTGCGCGTATGTCTGAAACCATCGTGTTTAATGGTCATTCAGTTTCAGCCAAAGGTCGTAAAAACACCAGTTACGATATCCCTGGTTTGTTGACCCATGCCAGCCGCGCCACAGAATCGTTAACAAACTGGACTTCAAGCAGCACCACGCCTGAAACCATCCTTGCCGACATTCTGAAGATGATCAAAAAGGCAGCCACAAAACGCGCTTACGGCCCTTATCGCTTGTATGTTCCTGCCGGTGTTTGGTATCGCTTTCATGAAGACCTGAAAGCGAATTCAAGCATGACATTGTTGGAGCGCGTTAAAGCAATCCCCGAGATTGAAGATGTGCGCGTTTCCGATGTGATCACTGCCAGTGCTGTTGTGTTAGTTCAGTGGGTATCCTCTACCATTGACCTTGCTATTATCAGCAATATCCAAACCCTGCAATGGCAATCAGCCAGCGGCTGGACTGAGCAGTTCCAAGTGTTTGCAGCATGGGCACCACGGATCAAGGCTGACTATGACGGCAACCTAGGCGTTGTACACGGAACCATGACCGGCGTTTAACCGGTTCTAACAGGGCCGCCAAGTGCGGCCTTTTTTTTACGCTGATTTTCGGGTTTTATTATGGCTTATACTTTGCCAGATGCTGACGATGTGATTGCCTTAACCGGCACGCAGTTAACAAGCGCGGTTGTTGGCTTGATAATTACCAGCGCGGAACAAATGGTTTTGACGTGCCTTGAAGGCATGACCGACGATAAAGCAACAGCTGTATTGTTATGGTTATCTGCGCACCTGGTTGCATCGGCAGCGCCTTCAAACGGTAGCCTAACAGGCAGATCATTGGGCGACAGTAACAAGTCATGGGCCAAAGCGTCAATGGGCGATGGTTTGAAAGGGACGACTTATGGCCAGCAGGTATTGATGCTTGACGAAAGCGGCTGCATTGGGCGCTTGGGCCGTGGAGTAGCAACCTTGGAGATCATCTAGGTGACCTACTACAATGAAGATATGCACCATATATGCACGTATTTTGCACCCGATGATGCTGATACTTATGGAAATGTCACTTATGCAGAGCCGGTAGAGCTGGCCTGCCGGTGGCAGGATGAACAAAACACGATTGTGACCCCGGAAGGGAAAGAGATAACCACTATTGCCGTTGTTTATATTGAAGCCCTGGTAGCGGTACAAGGCAGGCTTGCGCTTGGCACGTTTGGCACCGATGAAGAGGCGCTTGCAGCTTCGCGGATTATCAAAAGTGTTATTGTGAGCAACAGCCTTGATGCCGACGAACAGCTTGTGAAGGCGTTATTGTAATGGACAAGACCGGCACCGATGATGCGTTAGCGAAATTTGACAAGGAAATACAGCGTATCAAAGGCGCTTCACAGGCGGCGTTCTGGGAAGCAGGGTTGAAAATAATAGGTAAATCCATGGAGCTTGTACCGGTTGTTTTGGGTAATCTGCGAGGCAGCGCATACGTTAGAAATAAGGCAAGCGTTGACAAGCAAGGAATAAGCGGTGCTGATGGCAGTATACCGAGCGACACACTGCCAGATATCGGCGTTGAGGTTGGATACTATGCCGTGTATGCTGCCAAGGTGCATGAAAGTATGGAAACGCTGAAAGGCATTGACCGTAACGGCCCAGAAAGCCATGCAGACGGGCGAGGCACCTACTGGGATAACGGACAGCCTAAGTTTTTAGAACAGCCGGTAATGAACAACCTTGATTTAATAGAGCAGATAATCAGAAAACGTACAGAGATGGACAGAGAAAAAAGACTATGACAAGCCCATCATTGCACATCAAGCAGATTATTGAAGATTCCAAAATAACAACCATGCCGTTGTTTATTGGCACAAGCCCAGCCATACCTGCTCAAAACATCACGATATACGACACGGGCGGCACAAACGCTAACGCTGAGTTTCAGCATGATGATGTGACATTCATGATTAGGGTTAAGGCCAAACTATATGCCGATGGCTATAACACTGCGTACGCAATAAAGCGCCTATTATTGGGCTTAACTGGATGGCAGACCGATGGCTGGAATTATGCAGGGTTTTACCTTGTAAACGATGTTATCAGGATTGGGAGAGATTCAGACGACCTTGAGATATTCACTGTTAATTTTTTGACGATGAGAGAACCAGCTCCAATATTGCCTATATTTGACATAGCTACGGCGACAGGAAGTGTAACAGTTTCAAACGATGGCCTAACAGCTAACATTGGAACAACAGGCGGAAGCATCTACACAAGGAACATATTCCGAGGCGGATCGAGACGTGAAGGCATTTATTTTACAGTTAACCCAGCGCCTAACAGTAGAAGCCCTGTTGTATTGGCTGATATTCATTTTGCTGGCAGCGGTAAAGCTACTGGCATAAGGGCATCAAACAGTTATTTGCATTCAGCGGTAAATCCATACGTCAATCTATCCCCAAACCTAACAGTTCTTGAAGGCATTGAAATTTGCATGGCTGTAGATTCCATTGGAACTTATGGCACGTTGTATCTATACTTATCAACATTGCCTAATGAGCCTTTTTATTCGATGGCGGTTGATACTAATAGCGGGCCTATTAGTAACCTAACTAAACTGTTGTTTTCAACAATCGGCAATGGTGATAAAACTTATTCAATGACGCTGCTACGCAATCCAACAGTTTCACATAGTGGCGTAACCAACATTTTGGGGTAGAATATGAGTACATTTTCTGGACTGATCAATAGTGAGGATGGTTGGGTTAGAATATCGTTAGGTGATGCATCGTTTACAATCGAGATCAGCCACAGCGGTTACGATGTATTTGTTATTCTATCCAACACTGAACCAACCACAGAAACATACGGGCATCGGGTTGAAAAAGGCAATCGGTTTTCCATTGCTAACAGTGAGTTTGGCACAGCATGGATACGCACAGACGCGCCAGACGATGTTTTATATGTTGTTACAACAAACGGCCCAACAGGCGATTAAATTATGACTACTACATCAGACGTTATTAATAGTTCGGACGGTTGGGTGCAGATTGGCACCGGCAATGCTGATTTTATTGTAAGTGTAGAGAAAGCAGGGTATGACCTGATTATTGCTTTTTCTGATCTTGAGCCAACAGATGCCAATGGCCACAGGGTATCAGCCGCACAGCCTTTTATATCCGACAATCTTTCAGGCAATCTATGGGTGCGCACAGATTCGCCTGATTATATTCGTTATATTGTTTCCGACAGTATATCGACTACTATTGTTTTGCCCGATGACACCTATGCAAATATAGTGGAAATAACCGGATACCCAACAGGCACCAAAGCTTTTGCAACTGATATAAATTTAGAGGTTAGGTATAACGGCACAGGCTGGGAGCCGGTAGAAACCATTTATAGTATAATGCCGATTTCTAGCATGTATGTTAATACATCCCCGCCTAACACGGCAACATACACACAATCAGCGTATACGGTAACAGTGTCAGGATGGACAAGCCATGGTATACCCGCACAATATGACGGGGCAAGTGTTTACCTACCGGCTAGTACGTCAATTGCGGCAGGTTGGTATTACGACCTTACAGTCACCGGAACTAACACTTTTACATGCAGAAGCTTGGTATCACAGACGGTTGCAAGCGAAACCCCTGCAAGTAGCACAGCGGAAATTAACTTACCTACCGGTTTAACTGAGCCAACAGGCAGCCAGCTTGTACCGATTGGCGCACAACTGCAAATTGGCCTGTATTGGGATGCGAAAAATTCAGCGGCTACTAAATCGCTGAGAATGTACAGTTATGGCGTACAGGTAAATACAACAGCGACAAGGACTACCTCTACTGTAAACGCGGCGGTTACATCGTCTACAGTGGTTCCAATGGCTGGCGATAAAATGTTCATCATTGGCTCAAACCCATCAACGCCGGTCAGTAAAGTCGATAGCACGCACAAAATATCATTGCAGCATAGCGCAACCGATGCATGGTCAATAATAATGACAGGTTTTATGCAGGTGCGTAAATGAGTGTGATTAATTTCACAGTTAACGGAATAAACGCCAGGCTAACAACATCCTACGGTTATGGTACTGGCGAGCCTGACAACCTGATATTGCTGATTCATGGCAATAACGGAAGCTATACATACGAGCCTTCCGCAACATTCAAAACGTACTGCGCGGCTAACAAAATAAGCTATGCCTGTATAAGCGGCCAAGACTACACGGCAGCGCCGTTTGGCTCGAATGCTTCAGGATGGGGTGGTGATGTTCATCGGGTGCGGGTCGTTAATCTGTACGATTACTTGATGAAAAACTATGATTTCCAAAAATCGGTTATCGTAATCGGCGCGTCAATGGGTGGGTTAGTTATGGGCCAGCTTGCCTACTACAGGCCATTCCCTGTTAAGTTCTGTATTGGTGTAGGGCCTGTGCCTTCACTGGAATACATCTTTAAAAACGGCGTAGCTACGCGGCAACCGGCGATAAGGAATGCTTTCGGCATGGCTTCGGACGGGTCGCAAGATTCGCAAATAGCCGATTTTATATCAGGTGCAGACTGGTACAGGATGGGTATTTTTAATGGATGTGGTGGTATATTAAAAAGGGCAGGATTCCCACGTATGTACTTGTATGCAGGCAGCGGCGATACAACTTATGCAAATGAATTTAACGGGGACACTTTATACCCTGCAATCAGAGACAGTATAAAAGAAGCTGGCGGATTTTGTGCGCTAACGATACTGCCAAGCGTCACGCACGCAAGCGCAACAATTTACGACAGAATTATTTCCGATGGCGTATTAGCAAAAGAGCTTTTTTGAAATGAGAAAACCAAAAATAGTAAAGAATTGGCGGTTAAGCTGGAAGAAATTTAGCGTTCAGGCGCTACTGTTATCGTCTACTTTATCAGGGGCATACTTTGGCATTCCTGAAGAGCTTCGCGCACTTATACCGCCTCAGGTTGCGCTTGGCATTACTGGCACAATTGCCGCGTTAGGTGTAATAGGTAGCTTGATAGATCATGGCAATAGCCATGAATGAGCCGTTATATCTAACGATTGCGCGAAAGGATTTGGGCTTGAAGGAAATGCCAGGAGCTATGAATGAGCCTCGCATTCTTGATGCGTTTGCGGCCATTGGCCATAGCTGGTTGAATAACGACGAGCAACCATGGTGTGCCGCAATGTTGGGCCACTGGTTGATTAAAGCCAAGCTGCCATTTCCCAAAAACGCATTCAGGGCCTTATCATGGCTTACATACGGGGCTGGCTATGTTCACCCAATGTATGGGGCAATAGCGGTAATGACGCGGCAAGGTGGCGGCCATGTTGGTATTGTAACAGGCGTTACCAAAGATAAAAAATATGTTAGAGTGTTAGGCGGGAATCAACAAAACATGGTTTGCGAATCATTTTTCCCGGCAACAAGAATCAGCAGCTATCGTGCGCCCATTGGCGTTTCGTTAGTAGAGCCGCCAGTCTGCGAGCTTGGCGAATTATCCAAAACAGAAAAATGAGGTGATACACCATGGCACGTAGAAAGGGCAGAAACATACAATTAACCGTTAACAGTGCAGCCATTGCGGTAATGAATACTCACACAATAGCGTTTGCATATAACCCTGTTGATGTAACCGGATACACTGATTCAGGATTTGTAACATACCTGACTACAGCCGGTTCAAAACAAATGACTTTTGATGCGTCAGGATTTGTCAATGGCGATGCGCTCAAAAATTACATGGTAGACACTGGCACATTCCATTTTGCTGACTGCGTAGTAGAATGGTTAGCTGATGATGACAGCGGCGATGTGATTTATGGCATGACTGTTGACTTGGTTATGTCAAACTATACTGAAAACGGCAGCAAAGATGGTGCCATGGAGTTTTCAGCATCGTTTGCCTCTTCAGGTTCATGGGTTAAAAACGTAATACCTTAATATTAAATAAACCAACCGGAGCATAGAATGAATAATAATGATTTTGCTGTATTGAGCTATGAAGGCAAGGATTACGAAATTCGCTATACTTTCGATACTATTCGGAAGATGAAAGCGTACAATGTAAACTTGCCTAAGTTGTTTGTTGATCTAACAAGTTTGCCAACAGGAACACCCGCAAGGCGGGCAGCTTCGCTTTTCATTGATGATATAGTGGACGTGCTTTCAGCATTGCTGCGAATTCATGGGTGTGATAAAGCCAAAGCTGAAGATGTCCATGCGTATTTCACAAGGGAAGGCATTGTATCGTTGGACGAGGCATATCAGCTTGTAATCTGGTTGGGTGTGCAGTATTACAACATCGGCAAAACCGTTAGCGCTGAAACTACCAACGAAAAAAAGCAGAATGCAGCGCCAAAAAGGAATCGGCGCTAGAAATTGACATTGGCATGATGTTCAAGGTGGCGTGTGGTTCGCGTGCCTTGAACGGCTGGGAAATCGCGCCTTCGGAATTCTGGCAGATGACACCGGCAGAATGGTGGCTGTTGTATGATTTTAATATCGGTGAAGAACGGCAGGAACAGAAAAAGACCATGGATAACCTGAGGACAATTTTTAACAAGAAGGTATTGAAAAAATGATCAGGTTTATCTTTGGGGCTGACATAGCCGACTTCGATAAAAAAACAGGAAGTATAAAAGCGCAGCTTAAACAGTTGCGTGACGAAGGCAACCAAGCTGCCGAAAAGATGGGCAAGGCCATGGCCGTTGGCGGTATCGCAGCAGCGGCAGGCATGGCCAAAATGGTATCAGCATCCATTGATGCCGTTAAAACCCAACAGGAAATGATTACCGCAGCGGACGGCGCACAAAAACAACTTCTATTAGCTGCACAGGCCGCCCAGAAATACGGGAACAACCTTTCCACGCTTGACCTGAATTCGGTTATGAATGCTTCGATTGCCATTGAAGATATGACTGATATGGCAACCGGCTTCAGTAAGCAGCTAACAGCTAACATGTCCCCAGCTATACAGGCAGTGGCCAAGGCATTGGAAGGTGCAACAGAGGAAGCGGGTGGCATGGGAGCGATGGCTGATAAAGCCTTTAACTATATTGTTGACGGTGCCGCATTTGCGGTCAATGCAGCCGATGGCGTTGATCGGGCATTTACTCTAACAGCCGATGGCATCATAGCGGCTTTTTCCGGTGTTTCAAGCGGCATAGCCACTGCGTTATCAGAGCTGCTACACATGGCCAATGCAGTGCCTGGCATTGAGCTGGATGGCGTTATAGAAAGTATCGACCAGTTTGCAACGCAGGCTGGCAAAGTGGCCATGGAAGCCGTAGACCATGCCAGCGAAACCATGAACAAGAAAATGGCAGGCGATACCCTAAAGGGCTGGATTGCCGAGGCAGAGCTAACGGCTGATTACACCCGCAATCTGACCAAGGAAGAAATTAAAATTCTTGGTGAAAAAGAGATTGCACGGCAGGAGGCAGTAAAAAAAGAATCAGACGATGAAAAGCGCCGAAAAGAGGAATACATAGCCAACCTGAATGAAAAACTTCAGGCGCTTAGGGATTCTGGCAAGACAGAAAATGACCTTTTAGATGAAAAGCTGAATAACGAAATTGCTTTGCTTGATGAAGCATACCAAGCTAAACAGGTACAGTCAGACGAATACGATGCGTTAAAACAAGAATCTTATGGT